GAGAGCCTGCTAGGAGAGCACAATGAGCATTACCGCAGAACTGCGCCACCCCGCGCGCTTGAATTGGCGCGGTCGCTACATGTTCCACAAGGGTAAGCCCTTGGAGATCGACCGCGAAACGGCGGCCGTCCTCGACGAGGACGATCGCTTCAAGGTCAAGGGCTTCACGTCGGAAGCCGCGCCGGCCGCGCCCAAGGGCAAGGTGAACATCAAGGTCGGCCCCACCAAGGAGCCGAAGGCCCCCGCGCCGGCTGGCGAGCAATCCTCCAACGCGGTGACGGTGTAACATGCTGCTCGCCTCGGTCGCCGACGTTCGGAGCCAGCTCGGCTTCGATGACATGACGGACATCAATGCCGCGATCACGATGGCGATGGACGCGGCCGAGGCGCAGCTCGCCGCCATCCTGAACACGGAGTTCGACCGGGGCAGCTTTGTCGACACCTATTTCGTGCGCGAACCGCCGTTCCGCGATGGCCCCGCCGTGGAGACCGAGTTCCGGCTCCAGCGCGGCATGGTGCAGAGCCTGACGCAGGTCGTCTACGCCTATCAGATCAGCGACCTGTCCAATTCGGCAGCTTACACGGACACGACGTCCGTCTCGGTGCTCTCGGGCGACAAGGGCGTCGTCACGGACTATCAGACGCACTTCATGCGCCAATACGTGCAGATCAGCTACACGGCCGGCTTCGACGTGGACCCGAGCAACACGGCCAGCTATTTGCTGTCCGAGGTCCCCGACTGGTTGCAGAACGCCGCCAAGCTGCGGACCTTGCTCTCGCTGGCGGATAGCCCGGTCCTTTCCGAGGCGCAGATCAAGCTCGACACGCGGATGCTGCAAACGCAGTTCAACGCGCTCGTGTCCCGCCACATGCGTTACGCGCCGCGATCCATCATGCCGCTCTGAGGTCGACATGGCGGCCTATGAAATCGAGTTCTCCTTTCGCAACCAGCGTTACAACGACGCCGAGAAAGGTTTAGCTGCTTTCGCGGAGGCGATTTCGGCTGATTGGGACGGCAGCGCAATTATACTTTCGCGCGAGATGAAATCCTTCCTCGACGAGGTCGCCAAGGCGCTCGCCGAACGCCATGGTCAGGCGTGGCCGGGCGGAACCTCCGCGCAGACCCTGAGCAAGCGCAGCGGCAAGCTGGTCGGCTCGATTGTCGATAGCGTGCACGTCACCGGCACGACGATGGCCACCGTTCAGGGCACGATCGGTTCCGATCTGCCCTATGCGCGTATTCAGGAGTTCGGCGGCACGATCACGCCGAAGAAGGCGAAGTTCCTCGCCATCCCCCTGCCCGCCGCCTTGAACTCGAACGGCACCCCGATCAAGTCGTCGCCGCGCGACTGGCCCAACACCTTTTGCGCCAAATCGAAGGCCGGCAATTTGCTGATATTTCAGCGCCGGGGGACGCAGATCATTCCGCTCTATGTCTTGAAGAGCAGCGTCTACATCCCGCCCCGCCTCGGGTTGAGGAAGACGCTCGACGCCGGCATCCCGTATTTCGTCGAGCGCGCGATGGACCAAATGGTCCGCAACCTCCAGCAAGGATTGAAGGCATGACGACCCCGAACATGAACAGCGTCAGGCTGAACATCCTGAACGCCATGGTCACGTCGTTCGAGAACATGACCGCCGATCAGCCAACGAACGATCCCTACGGCGTGACCTTCTCGACAGTCGCGCTCGGCCCGCTCGCGGATTACGACCAGCGCAAACGCTTCTCGCTCGGCGTCGTTCCCGGTCCTGAGAAGGAGACGTTCACCATGCCCTACATCACCTGTTGGTTGCAGGTGAACGTCGAGTTTCGCGTCACCGTCAATCGTGACGACACCCCTCCCGGCGTCATGATCGAACAGTTGCTGACCGTCGTGAAGCGGCGGCTGACGGAAGACCGCACATGGGGCGGGATGGCGATCGACACCAAGGTGGTCAGCTCCGAGATCGACCTCGTTACTTACGCGGATCGCTCGGCCGTCGGCGTTTGCGTCGCCGAGGTCCAGTATCGTTATTCGCATCTCGACCCGCGCGACCCTCGACCGGACTTCTAAACGGGCCACCACTTGCGCAAGTAATTGCAATCTCCGCCAGCCGTGCAATTAGTTGCACCGCACTTTTTGATCTTGGAGCCGGGCCGTTTCCCGGCGCATCCTAAGGAGATGCTCCAATGACCGCAGTTAAGGTTCGCCTCGGCCAGTTTTCTGGTCTCGGCAAGGTTTACAGCCGCGACAACGACGGCCTCGCCGCCATCGTCCGTGGCCTCGCCATTGACCACGCCCGCCTCGTCCTTGAGGTCAGCGGCGTTGCCGACCTGACCGACAACACGACCGGAACCAATGGCGGCGCGATCGTGAACATGGTCGGCCCGGCCTTCGCCAGCGGCGTCTACAACGCTGTCTCGGGCGGCGGCGCGCAGGCGGCGGCCCTGAACACCTCGCTTGGCAAGATCGCCAACGCCTCGAAGGTGCTCGTCAACTCCTTCAACAACGCTCGCGCCCGCATCGGCCTTCCCCCGCTGGTTCAGTCGGACGGCGTGCAGGCTTCCGCGAACACCCTGCCGGCGCAGGACCTGACGGCGACCACGGCTTCCGGCACGTCGGCGGCGGACTATCAGTCCACGCAGGCGGCCTTCGAGGTCGTGCGTCGCAACACGCGCCAGCTCTCCTATGCGCTCAATGAAATTCTCGTCGCCCTCGGCATGAGCCCTCTGGCGATCACCATCCCGGGCTCGGAAGTTCAGCCCGACTACGTGATCGACCCGCAGGCGACCATCGTCGCGGCGGCCGACGGTTCGTCCTCGGTTGCGCTGGCCGACGCCACCGCCTTCCTCGCGGCCGTCGCCAATAACTACGCCTCGCTCGCTTATGCTTGGAACAGCGCGATGGTGCAGGGCACTATCACCGCGATCACGGACAACACGGGTGGCACGGCGGCGGCTTCCATCGTCGCGAACGCCAACCCGGCGACCGTCGACGGCGCGGCCTCGACCTCGGCTCCCAAGGCCGGTTTCGACACGCAGCTGGCTCTGGTGGCCAACGCGATCGCTTCGCTCGCCGCGACGACCAACATCCTGCTTCGCGAGAACTCGCTGCCCGCGCTGACCGACAATTCGGGTGGCACGGTCTCGACCACGCTGGCCTCGGAAAGCGTCGCGCTGACGGCGGTCGACGGCACCGCGACCGGACCGGCGCTCGCGCTCGACACGGTGACGGCGGCGGCCCGCATGGCCGCGATCGACAACGCCCTGTCCTCGATCGCCGCGAAGCTGAACCTCCTCGCTGCGCTCTATGACGTGGACCCGATCACGGACAACCTCGGCGGCGCGGTGAGCGGCACGCTGGCGGCTGTCTCCGCGACCGGCGCTGCGGTTCATGGCGCGGCCTCGACCATGTTGAACTCGGCGGTCAACACGTGGCTGACGAGCAACCGGAACAACATCTCGTCCATCGCGGAGCTGTTGAACCTGATGGTCGGCTCGAACGCCCCCGCGAAGCCGCTGCATGTGATCGCCGGCTAATCGGCGTCATCGGGCACTCGAACCTAACGGAGAATTGAACGATGACGGTCCTTCTCACTCGTAAGGCGGTCCTTCAGGCCGCCATCGAGAACTCCTATGACACCGCCGCGACGGTTGGTCTCGGGGACGGCGTGCTTGTCGACAAGCCGCAGTTCTCGATCAAGCCGAACGTGCTGGAGCGCAACTTCACCCGCAACGATCTGTCGCCGATGCCGCACATCATCGGCCGCAAGATCGCCTCGGTGGAGTTCGAAACCGAGCTTCGCGGCAATGGCGCGCAGAGCTCCGGTCTTGCCGCCGACGCCCCCCTCATCGCTCGCCTGTTTCAGGCGTGCGGTTACGCGCTGACGGAGAACCCCGCGCCGAGCATCTCGACCGTGTTTCAGGTCGGCGACGAGGCGACGCCGGTCGCTTGGGCTGAAAGCTCGGGTGCGACCGCTTCGGGCACCTATACGCCGTCGGGCAACTTCAACGTCGGCGACGTGATCACGATCGGCACGAAGCACTACACCTTCGTCGGCAGCTATACGAACACCGATGGCGACGTGTTGCTTGGCGTCAACGAAGCCGCCTCGATCAATAGCCTGATTGCGGCGGTCAATCTCGGCGCGGGCGCTGGCACGGTCTACGCGGCAGCGATGACCTCCAATATCGCCGAGGTGCTCGCCTCGCTCAGCGGCTCGAACTTGGTGATCACTTCTCGGTCTCAAGGCGCGGCGGGCAATAGCATCGCGATCTCCTATACGCCCTCCGGTTCGTCCGAGGGCGCTTGGGGGCACACGACGCTGCAAGGCGGCCTCGACGTCGCCTCGAACACGGACATGATCGCCTATTATCTCACGGTCAGCTCTGGCGGCGCTTCCGGCGCGGCCGAGGTCGTGGTCACGTCCGACACGGTCGGCGAAGGTTCGCCCGCGCAGGCGGTCACTTCGGGCTCGCCGCTCACTGTCGGCACGCAGGGCCTGACCCTGACCCCGACGTGGGTCGGCAACCTCGTCACCGGTCAGCAATGGGTCGTGTGGCTTCGTCCCCCGGGCTTGGCGCTCGATCCGATCTCGGACAATTTCCAGAGCGTCACGCTGGTGCTGCACAAGGACGGCGTTCAGCACACCGTCCCGGGCTGCTTCGGCACGTTCCAGCTCACGGCGGCGTCTGGCAACTTCGCGACCGTGAAGTGGGACTTCACCGGAACCTATGTCGCGCCGGTCGACAATCCGAACCCCTCGCCGAACTTCGAGACGCAGCTGCCGAGCCAGGTCGAACTGGCCCGCCTCCGCATCAACCAGTTCAACGCCATCGTCGAGAAGTTCACCTTCGACCAGAAGAACGACATTCAAATCCGGCCCGACGTGTCGTCCTCGGACGGCTACAACGGCACCCGGATCACGTCGCGCAAGCCCGAGGGCGGCATCGACCCCGAAGCCGATCTCGTCGCCAACAACGACTTTTGGGGCACCTTCTCGGCGGCGCAGCGTATGCCGTTCCAGATGCGCGTCGGTCACACTGTCGGCAACACGATTTGGGTCATCGCCCCGAACACGCAATACACCGGCATGACCTATGGCGATCGCAACGGCATCCTCGTCTATGACGCCGGGCTCAAGTTCGCCCGTTCGATCGGCAACGACGAAATCGAGTTCTTCTTCAGCTGATGCGCGCAAGCAATTGCGCAATGGGAGGCGGCTTCGGCCGCCTTTTCCATTTGTTAGGCATCACCCCGTTTCAGAATGGTCATAACGGCCCAAGATGTTAAAATTTGAGCATCGGAAATCCATTGTCTCAAGGAGGAGACGTTGAAAAAGCTGATGATCACCGCCGCCGTGATCGCGGTTGCCACCCCCGCGCTCGCCGACAACGACGCGCTGCCCCGTTGCGTTTTCACGGTCGTCAGCTATGAGCATCGGACGCACCCGGCCATGACGGTCGACGACATGCCCGACGCCATCGTCTCCCATTGCATCCGGCAAATCACGGCGTCGCAGCGCGCCATCGGCGAGGCCAAGACAGCGGCCTTCGTCGAGAACTCGGCTCGCGCGGCTTTCGCCTTCGCCACCCGCAACGGTCGCTGAGCGGCGCGCGGCTGAGACCGCCCACGTAGCGCAGATCGCCGACAAGAGCGTGGGCTTTCGTTCCCTTGCCGACGCATGGGCAGACACCACGACCGCGCACGGGCGGCTGATGCTGACGGTCTTAGGCGGCTTGGCCGAATTCGAGCGCGACTTGATCCGCAGCCGCACGACCGAAGGCCGCGAACGCGCCAAGGCGAACGGCGTGAAGATGGGAAGGCCGCCGAAACTCACGGCGCATCACACGGCGCATCAGAAGAAACAGGCGATCAAGCGCCGCGACCACGGCGAGGAAACGCTTGCGGAAATCGGGTGCAGCTGTAACGTGTCGGGGTGGACGATTGCGAGGCTTGCGCAATGAACGCCGTTGAACTTCGCCGCATCGAGCCAATACAGAAAATTTAGCCAGAGGCCCGCCCAGATGGAGATAATACCGGACGAAATTGACGGCCTTGTTGAGCGGCCCTCGGAGGGGCTTAGCGCTGAAATTAAGGGCTGGATTGATCCAGCTTCGCCCGAGGGGATCAGCAAACTTATCAAGGCGATCTTTGCCTTGCGAAATCGGAATGGGGGATTTCTGTTAATCGGATTCGACGACAAGACTTTACTACCGGACGCCATCAATTCATTGCCAGTTGACGTTCGCCAAGCATTTCATGCCGATGTGATCCAAGGCATTGCTTCGAAATACGCCTCGGAACCGTTCGAGGTTCGAGTTGGCTTCGGAAGCCGCGACGGAAAAGATTTTCCCGTGATTAAAGTTCAAGAAGGAGTGCGTTCGCCGGTTGCAGTTAGTCGTGATCTTCCGAATGTCTCGGGCGGGTATTTAATTCGTGTGGGAGATGTGTTTTTTCGAACCCTCAATTCTAACGGAACGGCAAGCTCTGCAAAAGCGCGTCCCGAAGATTGGCCAGAAATCGTAGAAATTTGCTTTGAAAATCGCGAGGCCGACATTGGTAGATTTTTTAGGCGACATCTCTCCGGCAAAGACATTGCGGCTATGATCGAGGCGCTGACTGGTTTGCGAACGCTGTCCGTGCCGCTAGTCCCCACGTTGCGTGATCGCGCCGAAGCAACCCTTGCTGAAGGTGAAAAGCGTTTCCAAGCCGCGCTCTTGGAGCGTTCCTTGACTAAAGAGAATCGACCTGAATTGAATCGCGGGATGTGGCAGATCGCACTTGTTGTTGATCCACCGAAAGCAGAAGCGTTGGCTGACCAAAGTTTTTTGAATGTGGCGCTTAACTCAAATCCCCAATTGAACGGTTGGCCGATTTGGCTTGACTCGCGCGGGTTTACCGATCGCACAAGTGAACCCTATATGTTGGAAAAGGGATGGCAGGCTCTTATCGTGTCACTCAGTGGAGGGTGGTCAAGTCACCTTGATTTTATGCGCCTTGATCCGAAAGGAGAATTCTACCTGCAACGGATCATGCAAGACGATCTGACGGATAAAGTTTCTCCGGGAACAGCTCTTGATGGTGTGCTTGCCATAATTCGTACAGCGGAGGCGATCGCCGTTGGCCTCAAGGTGGTGAAAGCCCTTGGTTGGGATGACGACGCGCAATTAGGCTTTGCTTTTCGATGGTCTAAGCTCAAGGGACGAGAGCTTTCGTCTTGGGCTAACCCACTTGTCGGTTTCTTGCCCGGCCATTCATCGCATACAGACACTGTAGAAACATTTGTTGAAATCCCCGCAAGCACTCCAACGTCTGCTATTGCCCCCTATGTTGAAGAAGCGATGCGCGATCTTTTCCTCGCGTTCAAGGGTAAGACGCTATCATCAAACGTATTTGAGGAGTGGACAAAAAGATTGCTTGAGCGTCGCCTTTGAGGTTTTCAAGCACCTTGCAAAAGGTAGAGGTTTTGCAAGGCGCGAAGCGATCAGGCGGCGACGATGTTGAAACCCTAACCAAGGAAAAAGAACTCCATGACTATCTTTGTGACGCTTATCGTCGCTCTTCTCGGCCTCCTCGCCGCTTTCACAGCGGCGTGGATATCGCGCTCCGTTAAAATCTCCGAATTCCGCCAGAAGTGGATTGACGAATTGCGGAACGACATCTCAGCCTATGTTGGTGTGGCAGAAAAATGGTTTCGAAAATGGGACGAGATAAATTCCATTACTTCTGAAGAATCTAAAGAACCTTCTGAAGTATCTGAAGAAAGAGGGCGGCGAGATCGCGAGGAGTTGTTCCCGATCTACAATAAGGCTTGTGTGATTCTCCAAAGGATCAAGTTACGTCTTAATGCGAAAGAGCCGGAGCATAATCTGCTTCAGAAAGATCTTCAGGATCTAATCCATCGCCCTCCCCCCGGGACGGCATGGCAACAATTGCGGGATGAGGCTGTCGAAAAAGCCAGAAAGGTTTTGAAGGATGAATGGGAGGAGACAAAGAAAGTCCAGCTTCCTTGTCCCTCTGATTTTAAACTTCTTTGCAAGAAGAAGTGAGCATACCCGCGCTTCACTTGGCTTGGCTGCCGTCGGGCACCAGACGTTCTACCGAGGCTTGGCAGTTCGTGCCCTGGACACGTCACTGAGGCGGCGCGCCGTTTAGACCGCCCGCATAGCGAAGCACGGCCGTGTCGGTTATCGTTCGGCATGGCGTATCAGGCAAAGGTCTATGTCGTGCAGCGGTTCGACCATGACGGGCGGCACGGTCCCGTCGTGGCCGTCAAGCTCACCCACGCCGACGCGCACAAGATCGCCAAGGACCTCGCGCCGGCCAAGGTGACTTGCGTCATCGCCGACAAGACGCCCGAGCCAAACGTGGGTCGTTTCGCGAGCCATCCGCCGTGCAAGTAATTGCAAATAACGACAGCCCCGGTAGTGTGACCTCACTCGGCGAATAGCCGTGCCACAGCCACACAGCCCGGAGGCAGATAGATGGCCCTGATCGCGATGACGACCGCCGAAGCGGTCGATTACGTTTCCGCCCTCGACCCGTCGAAGACGAAGGTCAAGGTTCCGAACGACCCCGCCGACGAGAGCAAGGGGTCGAAGGATAGCTGGGAGATCGGACCCGGCGCGACCGTCTTCAAGCTCGCCCCGCTCGACGTGTTCCTGATGGGCTACATTTACGACAACGCCTCGATGCTGACCGGCGAGGAAGGCTCGGCGAAGATCGGCATCAACACGCGCGTCAACCAGACCAACATCGAAGCCGTCCGCCACGGCTTGCGCGGCCTCGTGAACTTCAAGGACG